TCTTTCAAGAATGTTAGTACGAGAATAATTGTCAAGATGATTCCAATATTGTCTTGAGCCTATTGGCATAATTTCTGAATCAGGTGAAAACGCCTCAAAACCTGCGTAATCTCTATCATCTCTTTCCGTACCAAAATCTGGAGTATCGCTATCAGAGTCTGAATCAATTCGTTGTATTTTGTGATTTGGAAGACCAGTCCCTTTTACAGTATCAGGTTCTGATTTTGGAAACATTTTTAATTGTTCTTGAGCAGGTCTTTGTCCTGCGATGTGTTGATAAGATATAATTTCTTCAACATCTGGTCGTCTGTCACGATATACTTCTTTTCCAAGAGCGTAATGACGAACATCTGGTTCGTACATTCCAGAAAGTGTTTTTTCATCTTCTTCAACGCCTGGAAATATCTTTTCTATTTCTGCTGTGTTTTTTGCTTTTGCCAACTCACGAGCAGAATCGCTGTCTTCGTACTCTTCTAGTACGTTATCAATATTTTGTAAATAGAGAGCACTTCTTCTACGATTAGCACTGGTTCCCAATGCTTGAAAACGACGCATCTCTTCAATGTTGCGTCTCTCTGGAGTTAGTTCATCAGGCATTACTTATCTTTGTCTTGGTCGTAGAACTGAGGCTCATCTTTTTCTTGGTCATATTGCTGAGGTCGTTCAATACCCTGTGGAGGTGTAGGGTCGGTGTCTTGACTAATATCATTTTCTGAATTTGTAAATAGCACAGAAGTTCTTGGGAAACCAACGGAATCACCAATTTTATTAATTACCTTATCTAAGGTACTTTGACGGTCTACCCTGCGAGAAGGATGATTAGCCGTATTTACATTCTTTTCTTTTTTAATTGCTTTAGTTTTCCTTGCTCGGTATTCATCAAGGTTGTAAATTTTGGCTTCCATTTTTACCTTTTATTCGTAATGTGGACGTTGTTTAGGGTATGCACCAATTTTACCGTATCCTACGCTGACCCTGTAATCTTTAGAAGGTTGTCCAAAATGGCTGTAATCGTAATCTTCGTCCAATGGTTCTTGATAAAACCTTGATGGCACACCCATTGCATCTGCCCAATTGTCTGTATATTCTAAATTTTCAAATACACCGTCGCTTTTATCCATTGCATATACATCACTTGGACTCATGTTGAGAATAGAGCGTTGTTTACGTGTGTATTTAGTCCTTAATTTGTCTGCTTCTTTAGCAGCACCACGTTGAGTTACAAAACCACGGCTGGTATGTACGGGTGTTCCTGTTTCATATGTCCAACCTCCTTCTTCGTGACCTCCGTACGCATCTCCTAATTCGTGAACTATTGCACGGTATGGAGCAATCTTTTCTTTTATTCGTTGTTTACGATTAAGAGTTCGGCTATTTGCACGATTTACTGCTTTTGCTTCACCCAAATCACTTGCTTGATATATTACTTGAGGACCACTTGAAGTTTCAAAATCTGGAGTATTTATACCTCTTGTTGATGTTTCTTTACTCATTGCAGGATTTGAATCACTTAGAGCATATCCAACTGCGTTCTTTCCTAAAAGGGCTGCCATCCAAACATGTTTGTTAGTTTGAGAAAGTTTTGGAGGAGTTTTTAGTCTTTTAACTTCGTCGTTTGCTATATTCCGATTATGTGTAAGCATACCTAACGAACTTTGTAACCATTTTGCTTCGTTTGGATTATCTTGACGCGCTGCAACAATCTTTGCTTCCGCACGAGGAATAACAGAATCATACATCTCTATGTTCTGCATTGCCTCTGTCAACCTTTTATCTCTATTTTGAGCAACACGCTGGTCATTAGTAATACTTTGTGAAAAATCTTCAGGACGTACTGCTCTGTCTTGTTGTAGTAATTGACGTTGCTTACCAGTTGAAGCAGATTTAGGTCTAATTAAAGTACTAGCAATACGTCGTTGTACTTTAGAAGTACGAGATATTGTTTTTGGATTGTCCTCATCCATTTCATCTATATCCACAAATTTAACTTAAAAGTTATTTCCACGCTGGTGCAAGAACTTTTAATTTTGCACGACGTTCTGGATTAGTTTGATTTTCTGGTTTCTCTTGGTCGCGTGGTATTCCACGAGGAGCATAATTACCATCACGCATTAGACGAACTGGCTCTGCACCTGGAGGTGCAAACTTAAGACCTTGCTCTTGTAGTTGTAGTGCAGTCCATTTATTAAACTCATCAGGCCAAAGATAGTCTCCTGCATTAATTCTTTCTCCTTTGTGTACGCCGCGAGAGTATTGACGAGCATTCATTCTGCTCAGTGTTCCAAGAACTTTGTCCTGTCGTCGGTTAGACGACATTGTTCCTAGGTATCCGTCTGGATACTGTGCATCTGGGGTGTTCCTGTAACCAGACAGCATTCTGTCTTTGTTGTTGCGAAATACTGGTGAATTTCCAAATGCTACAGAAGTACCAACTCCAGGTGGTTCAGAAGGATTACTCCAAGATGTAAAAGTATTTGCTGCCATTACGACAAACCACCTGCACTAGGTCCACCCATAAAACCACCAGCGGCTCCACCAAATGGTGAAACAGGACGCACTTGTCCCTTCTTTCGGTAGTAACGAGTCTTGTTACGAGACCCTGGTTTGCGACGACCTTCAGACATTGATGCCATGCTTAACGATTTTTAGAATTTTTATAACTTTGTGTGCCACGCACTGTGTCAGTAATATCTGTGTAATCTTTCGGGTTTAGGTCATCTCCAATACCACGAGTGTGGGCTTCCCCACTTAATGAACTATCATTGCGAATATTTACGCTTGCTCCACTTGCAGCCGTTCCAAATTGGTTTGTTTTAGGTTGACCTTTATAATTATGCCATTGTTCAACAATGGTTCCAGTTCCTTTATGTTGAAACATTCTAGGTTTTACATGACCAACGGTTTTGTCTAAATGAGCCATGCGGTCTGCGGTTAATCCCGATGTTGTAAAACCTGGGTCTTGTTGCAGATACTGTCTTCCGTCTTTTGTTTGATACGGGACTACTTGTTTTGGTTCCATTGAACCTGTTTTTCCATATATTTCAGAAATACGTGGACCTATAAAACCATCAGCATGTGCAATGGTATGTTGGTCAGACTCTGATTGAGTGGGTACACGACCTGCACGTTGTGCATTTGTTTTTGCTTGGGCAGGAGAACCATAAGCATTTCCTGCTCTATCTTGCGTTGCCATGTTTACCTCACTACGGGTTTAAATGATATTGCTGAGATGTTTTCACCGTTCTCACCAATAATATCATCAAATCCAATGATGTAAACAAGGTCTAATCCTCTTGGTGCAACAAAACCACGAGCGATAGCGCATGCTTTTACTGCTTGGTTTACTGCCCCAGCACCAATGGCGCGAATCTTAGGGTATTGTCCTGCATTAACAGCACGGGCAATAATAGAGCCAACACTTTGTGGGCTACTACTTCCAGATACTTTTAGAAAATCATCAATGTTTGCGTTTAGTTCTTGAGACATAATACTCCTAATAAATCGTTTTGTGACTTATATAGATTACTTGTATTTAGCCTCTTGTAGCAGTTCTACAAAATCATCCAACCTCATCACAACGTATGAATCTCCAACTGATTTTGCCCCTTTACCAGAACGTTTTACAATTAAAACTGGAAGGGCATTCTTTAAGCGACGTGCTTGTTCAATGGTTGCATCCAACCAACCGCTTAAATCCCATTTCTTTTGATTCTTACATTGTAAACAAGCATTACGAAGTGTTATTTCTTGTTGTATTCCGTGTATATCACCAGTGTCGTTTTCTCCCGCTAAAACGGCTCTACGTGCCTCTGTAAAGTTTTTAGATATTAAATAATCTTTAATCAACGTTTCAAACGCTGTTCCTTTGGCTTTATGTTTATTGCCCATTGTCGTCTTCAAACGTGTAGGTGCATACTGAATCTTGCATAAACATAGATGGAGGTCTCTCCTTGATTACTAATGCTCGTTGCAACCAACGGTCTGTTCCATCATACTTAGGTTTAAATGGATTCCTTCCATGAACAACTGTTTTGTTGTTTAAAATTAACAAATCACCTGTTTCCAATGCTACGTAACGAATGCTCTTGTTAATAGCGTTTTTTAATTCTTTTAAAGCAGCGTCGGCTAATTCATTTGTTGGTTTTATAAGAGCCTCGTCGTATGTAAAGGTTGTGCCTTCATCTGTTGTAGTTAGTATGGTTGTTGGAATTGTTTTGTCAATGGCACCACTTAATATAAAACTTAAATCAATGGTTGTTGTAAACCATTGTTGATGTAAAACTGATTTTGTTTCTTCAGATAAATTAGTTAAAATTTCACTGAGAACGGCATAAGTTGTCAACGCCGATAGGTCTTCTCGTAAACACATTAAAAATACATAGTCTGGTTTGTATGGGTGAAAGGCAAGTTCTGTATGTAAAGCCAGAACAGTTTCAGATGATGATGAAATTTGATTTAAGGCTTGTTGTGGAAGTGGAACAATGTTATGAATCAAGTTTCCATTTTGTTCTTGGCTATATCCAATTAAATGACCATAAGAATTTATAATATATTTTAACGCTCTAATACTTTTGTGAGATGCTGGGAGTTGGTATGAAATGTCAGTTGGTGTTGGTGGCACCTCTCCAACATCAATAGAGTGAACAACCGTTATATCAGTTGTCATGGTTGATACCTAGCCAAACGCCTTTCTTGAGGAGCAACACTAATGCGGCGACTTAGTTCTCGTGAAAGTATTTGAGCACCACGTTCACAACGTTCAAAAACTGACTCTACTAATTTTCTGTAGGCTCGTGAGTTAAGGTGTAACTCTTGCAAACTTACAACGTTGTCATCAGTGTCACGACGAGCCTTAGCCAATGTAACAGTGTCGTTTTTGTCGCCACTCCATTGTAAAATCAAAGTCTTTGCTTCTACTAATTTAACGTCGTTAGCACAACGTTCTTCTGTAATTTCAGCAGTAACTAATTCTGTTTTAGAATAAGTAATCCAAGCCATAAACTCGGAGTAGTGTTCCATTAAATCAGCATCAGACAAATCGTCAAGATGTTTTGGAATCTCTGGTAAGTTTCCTTTCGGCCTGTCTGGAAGGGAAAACTTCTCCAGAAAGTTCTTCATTGCTTGGCTGTTCGCCAGTCTGTCGTCTATCAGCATCGTTCCTCCAACATGTTGTTTTGTAAGGGCATTGTTTACAAGTTTTATGGTCTTCTGTTGCCCAAGTAGGGCGGTCAATAATAGTACCTTGCTTTAAGTGTTGTTTGACAAGTTGAGCAGCAGCAAGAATGTGTTCAATCAATGCTGGTTGGTACGTAATATCAAACTCTTTAATTGCTTGAGTTGGCTTCCACTCATACAAAATAATTCCTTGATGCACACCTGTTGCGTACATGTACAAGTTAAGTTGGCGAAGATGGGTACTAAAAGGCTGTCTTATTTTTTTCCACAATTCGTCCATAGTTATGGTTCCTGAATCGTACTCTTTATACAAATCTATGTTCTCCATACGAACAGTGCCAACACCTACGCTCTTTATTTCTAGTATGGCTTCTCCCATAGAGTCTTCAATCAAACCGTCTGCGTTTCCTTTAATGTGGCACTCTTCGTTAAAGATGTCTAATTCTGATTGTTTCATCAGTCCAGAGCGTTCTAACCATCCTTGCCATTTCTCATGAATATCATGACCTGTTCTAAAAATGTTTAAGGTTTGAAACGAATGAGATTTTTCTTTGTCTGCTGGTTCTTTATTTATTTCATACATTGATGAACGTGGACACCAATCACGTTTGCAAATTTGACTAGGGTGTAAATAATCTGTGTCTCGTTCGCGAGTGTTTTGATTGTTTTCAAGTTCTACTTGAGCAGCAACAATGGGCAACAACCTGCCTTTAGTCCTAAGATTCTTTTTAAGACTTTCTAAGTCAACACTAGTTAGTTCAGCCATTTAACATACTCGTAAAATCGTCTTCTGTTAGAATCACGTATCGCCTCTTTTGTATTTCAAATTGTAACAATGGAATCCTATCTTCAAAAATAGCCCGTTGTTCTAATTCAATTAAATCTTTTATCTTTACTGAATACTGTTTAAGGTTATCAGTGAATTTGTTTTCAATAAGAAAGTCGTGGCTTCTTACATCATTCTTTCTCATCCATCCAGACCCTGAACCTGCATTTCTGCTTCCTTTATAACGAGCAGCAGTTTTCTCTTCTTGTTTACGAGACTTTTTTAGCCTTCGTTTATGCTCCCCATCTCCTCCAAGAATCATTGTGTGGGAACTTGAAGATTAAAATGGTCAAAGGCTTCTTTTTTAAGTTTCTTTTGAAGGTCTAAATCTTCGCGAATTGCCAATACAAGCGCGTCCTTGCCTTGCCATTTTTGATTATTGTATGAATAATAAGGACCAGAGCGAGTAATTAAATTGATGGCAATGCCAATGTTTACAACGTCTTTAATAACGTCAAACTCTCCTAAACGAAAGCCACCAGCACTTGTGAAATAGAAGTCAACAACTGCGGTTTGTTGAGGTCGGTACGTTTTGTTTTTGATAGTGCGAGCCTTAATAGTTTGACCAATGGCTTCTTCTTTTTCTTTAATCCATTCATCTCGTTTTACTTCAACACGACTAAAATAGTGAAAGTTTTTGGCTTTACCACCAGGTGTAGTTCTATTGTCTCCCCACATGACACCTATCTTTTCACGCCATTGATTTATCACCAAACCAGTGCATGGACGGTCTTCATTAATCAAAGAACGACGTTGAGCCTTTGATGACTTGCGAAAGAACTTTCCAGTTAAACGAGCACCTAACCCAACTGTAAATTCTTCCATCATTTTTTCTGACTCATCTCCTGGAACTAAAGATGGAAGTGAGTCAATAACAATCATGTCAACAGCGCGATTGTCTAGAGCCTTGATAACCAAATCATAAACTTGCTCCATGATGTTAGTTTCCACAACCCACAAACGGTCTAAGTCAACTCCAATGGCTCGTGCATATTGAGGAACGTATGTTTCAGCAGCAATCCACATAGCAATAAAATTTGGATTGATTGCTTGATTAGCAGCAATAGTTTTGTATGCAAGGGCTGTTTTTCCAGATGATTCTTCGCCAATAATTTCTGACCATTGGTTTAGAGGCCAACCTCCACCAAGCATTAAGTCGTACGCAAGAATGCCAGTGGTTATGCGAGGAACTTCTTCTTTTATGTCTGAACCTTTAATCAGAACATCGTCGCCATACTTTTTTTGAATAGCGGAAACAATTGATGCCAATGATTCGTAATCTGTCATGTTATATCCCTTTATACTGTCCAATTTGATTGGTCTGCTTGTGAAAACTTACCGTTCCAACCACACTCAAAACAACGTGGGGCTGGTGCTACTCCGTTAACCATACTGTTAGAACCTTTTCCAACACGTGAAAATACATTTCGGCTTCCACATTCTGGACACCTCATGTTGCCTTCACGTTGATGCGCTTCTCCTCCTTTCCACATTCTAATCGCTTGTCCAGTGGTTAACTGGGTGTTTGGCGGTAAATTATGTTGAACTGTTTGTGTTTCTATTGTTTGAACAGGACGACTGCTGTACGTAACAGGATTTGGATATATCGGTTGAGGCGTTGGTTTCTCGCCTTTTAACTTCTTTTCCCACCAATCACTCATCTTCTTCTTCTACTTCCTGCCAATTTAATAATGCGTCTTCGTCTATGATAATAGAAAGATTTCCACTTTCTAACATTTTATTTAATAAAGAAACTCCATATGCTACAAACAATGGGAGCACTTCTTCTTTGGGGTTTGAAAGTTTATCACTTTTCTCAAGAAAGTCTAGCACCCAATTGGCTGATTCTTCAATACTTTCTAAAACCCCTTGATTAACAAACAATGCCCATCTGCTGGCAACATCGTATATTTCTGCTTGTTCTACATCATTAGATGGGTTAGAAAAACCCATAAAGTTAGCAAACTCTTGTCCTTGACCTATTGACAGCATCAGATAGAACAGCCTTTTGTCAACTACGCTTTCTGTATCGCTCATTCTTTTGCCTCTGCCCAACTCTTGGCAAATTGATGGGAAACCTTAATTGGCACTTTTTCCAAAACCATACCGTCTCCCATAGCGTTAATAAAAGGATTAAGAATATCAACCCTATCTGTTTCATTTACCATTGCTACAAGTTCGTCGTGAACCTGTACTAGTAATTTTACACTTGTTCCACTCATGGCTTTGTGCACATCAACCATTGCCTGTTTACATATGTCAGCAGCAGTTCCTTGAACTATCGCATTAACAGCCTGCCTTTCAGCCCTAGACCTTAGTTCATCATTGCCTGAAGATAGGTCTGGAAGTCTTCTCCTACGCCCGTACAAAGTGGATACATAACCATCTTTTTTGGCTTTTAAAATAACTTGTCGCTTCCAAGCGGTTAGTTCGTAAAAACTCTTATAATAATTGTTTAATATCTCTTCTGCTTCGTGTTTTGGAATACCAGTAACTCGTGCAAGTTTTATAGAGCCACCGCCATATGCGGTTAAGAAGTTAACACCTTTGCCAATCTGTCGTTCTTCAGAAGTAACGTTCTCTGGTTTTTTCTTAAAAACAGCAGATGCTGTAGCAGTGTGAATGTCCTCGTCATTGGCAAAAACATGCAACAAACGTTTATCTTGACTGAACATAGCCATAACACGCAACTCAATTTGGTCGTAGTCAGCAACTAATAAAACGTTTGGGTCTAAGGCAACAAACAGTTTTCTAATATTTGATGTTCTTGGAATGTTTTGAAGGTTTGGATTAGATGACGACAATCGCCCAGTAGCAGTTCTATGTAAATGAAAAGATGGATGAAGTTTATTTTTATATAACTTTGGTATCAAACCATTTACGTAAGTTGACTTTAACTTTTGTAATTCTGCCCATTTTAATAACTGTGCTACAACTTCGTGCTTGTGTTGCAAACTCTTTAAAGACTCTTCGTCAACAGAAGGTGCTCCTTTTCCAGTTTTCTTGTATGGTTTAAGACCTAACCCACCTTCTGATTTTTTATTAAACAAAAACGTTTGTTTGTGCTTATTAGAGTCAGGGTTAAAACCAACTGGTGCGTATTTTAAAATATTGTCATGAACTTCTTTTAACTCTTGGTCCAAGTCTTTTTCTAAAACGGTCAAATTGTTAACGTCAACTGGAATGCCTTGATTTTCCATTTCCATCAACACTTCTAAAACTTGACTATCTAATGTCATGGCTTTACGAAGGTCAGAGTAAGCGTTTACTTTTTTTAACAAACGTGTGTACAACATCCAAGTCCAACGAGCATCACGATGTACATACAAAGAAGCGTCATCAATAGTTACCTTGCTAATACTTTTGCCAAGTTTTCCACCACGTTCGTATGCTTTGTGACCGTTGTAATTGTTCTCAATGATTGTTTCAAGTGAGTAGTTGGTTAGATTTTCGTTAATCAAATGCTGTAAAAGCATTGTGTCTACGTATGGTCCTGGTGGTATAGCACCGTAATACTTTGAGATAGAACGTGCATCAAATTTAACGTTTTGACCAACTTTAATTATGTTGCTAAAAAATAATGGCTTTAACCGTTCAAATACAACGCTTCGCGATAACTGTTTTACTGGTTCGGCGTACACAGCAGGCTTTACATATCTAGCCTTTGCCATAGACTCTTGACCGTTTTTAAGTTTTTTACGATAGCCAACTGGTGGTACTGTGCTTCCGTCTCCCACCTCTTCTGCTTCTAACAATGGACCAACTTTATGACCCATTGGTATTGCCCATGAGTGACCTTTAGTTGCAATGCCAATCCAAAAAACTTCATTGCGTAAAGGATTTACTGCTATCTCTTTAAGGTATTCTTCCACCAAATTATCATGTGCTCTTTGAATAATGTCAGGGCTTTTGGTTTTTAAACCCTTAACATGCTCTTGAAAGTCCTTTTCTAAGTGTTGTAATAGGTCAGGGTGATGCTCAAGTACTGATTGTGTTTCCACGTCAAAAGCAAACGCCCCAACCTCATTAACAACGCTAATAAGTTCATCAAGTTCTTCTAAGGTTGTGATAATGGGAGGTTTTACGCTCCCCATTATCTATTTCCCTAAATCTTCTGATGCGACTGAAAGCAAGTCTGCGTATGTAGGAACCTTCATAATGCTTGCGTCATAGCGGTCTTCGCGCAACGACGACATAAGAGTTTCATCAATTTCTTCCATCTTCCACTCTTCTTGAAGGTCACGAGCACGAATAGCCTGCAAGTTGTACGCAGTTGTTGCTCCCTTACCTGTACGGCTTACAGCCCAATAGTGTTTGGTCAATGGACCAGTTTGAGGCGCTTTGTTCAAATTGCGAAGTTGGTCAACAACTCGTGGTCCTACTTCAAACGAACGAACTACTGGTTTGGCTCCTACAGCCAACAATGCAACGTTAAATGCAATTCGTTGAGAAGGACGATTACCTGTCTCGCACAATGGGCATCCACGCTCTTCAAGGTCTCGCAAACAAATGAAGGATTTTTGACCCTCACGTTCTACCCAATGTTGGTGCCATGCTGCAAATGGTTCGTCGTCCAAAAACTTGATTACTTGAACGTCTTCAGAAACTTTCAAACGTTGTGCGTATTGAGAGTCTGCACTTTTCAAAACATCAACTTGTTGCCAACCACCGCGAAGTAGTTTGCGAGTTGCTTCTTCTTTAACAGGTGTGTCCTGTTCTGTATTTGGTGTTAATTCCACTACGTCATAATTTCTTGGCATTGTATTTTTCCTTTGTGTGTTTATTGAGGCCAATTATCTTTGATATGTTTTCTAAAACCATTCCAATCTCCGTGATTAACTTCACGTACTTTAAAACGGTCCATTGCTTCTAGGAGAAACTCTACCTGCTCTAAACTGTAAAGCCTCCTACCTTGTGAAGTTTTTTCTGGAATTTGTTGCTTCACAGGTTTTGGTGTTCGGTATTTGGCTTTGGGAAGCCAACCACGATGCTCCCAAACTCGCAACGTGGAAGGACGCTTACCTATTGCTTTGGCTAAATCGCCAATGGTAAACATCAATACCTCTTTACCGTTGATTACGTACTTCTTGGGTTTTGCCCCGTTGTACCTATCATCGGCAATTGCTTTTACCTTCTTACCCCTATTTTTTGGTGTGCGACCACCAGGGTAATCGGGCAAATCATTAAAAAAATCTAACGGGTCTTTCACGCTTTAAATGCCCACGTTTCTTTTTCTACGTAAAATGTTTGAACTGTTGGAAGAAGTGCTTTGTCTTTCCATGCCAGTTCTAAAAGTTTGTCTTCACTAAGTCGTTCAATCACTTCTTTTACGTCATTCCATAGTCCTTGTTCACGTGCCCACTCTTCTGCTTGTGTTGAGTTAAATGATTTGCTGACGCGACGTTCACGTTTCAATTCGTGTCCACCAACGTTCAACCAAATGTGACCACTGTCGTCTGGAGTTCCATGTTGCTCAACAACGGTACTTAATTCTTTTTTAAGTTTGTCAACCCTGGTTTCTAATTGAGACAACAATTTCTTTTGTGAAACAAAGTCTTCTACAAGTTTTGTTAAATATTGTTCGTCATATTCAGGAGTATTTACATACTGTTTATCGTACTCTTTTTCCATGTCACACCTCCGAGTGTTGTAGGAATTCTGTTAATGAGTTAAGTGTCAATTCAAATCTACCTTGTGTATCGTAGCCTTTGTCAATAAATGCCTCGTTAATTCCTCTTTTTTGTTGAAGCATTTCATATTGCCTTTCTTCAATACTCCCTTTCATTACGAATGATGCAATTGTAACGTGAGGGTGTTGTGAAGATAACCGTATAATTCTTGCCTCTCGTTGGTCCAATTTACCAGCAGACCACGGAAGGTCATAAGATATTAGGTAATTGGCTTGGGGTAAGTCAACACCGTAACCACCTGCGTCTGAGGATAAAAACAAACGTGTGTTTGGGTCTTTAGTAAACTTTTGCTTGGCTGCATCTTTTTCAGTTGAGTTCATGTCTCCAGTAAACAATACTGAGTTTGTAAGATTCTTAGTACCATTAGCCAATAACTTAAGATTTTTCTTAAAAAATGAAAACAATACAATTTTATTGTTTGGGTCTTCTTCTAATATCTCTGTCATATAATCAATAACGGCATCCATTTTTGGAGTTTTAAGATTACCGTTAACCCAACCATTATCCATAACTTCTTTTGCATATTTACTTCCTACATCACCATCTGCCCTAACAAATTCTTCTGCTGAAAACAAAACTAACTCTGGGTTGTCACAAAGCATACGCAAGATTGTTAAGCGTGACATAATTTGACCTTGTGCTTCGTTTGCTGCTGGATTGCCATGGTAATGAGACCACAGGTCAAAACCTTTTCCATGAGTGCTTAATGCTTGTTGTATTTGTTTAAGTAAGTCGTTGGCAATGTTTTTATACGCCAATGCTCCTAATTCATCAAATTGAACTGGAATAACTGTTGAAATTACTTCTGGCAATTGGTCTTGAATGTCTTTCCTACTTTTACGAACCATTGCTAGTTCCATAGATTTATTAAGAACGTTTAAGTTTCTATACCGAGTTGGCCTTCCAAATTTATCGCGAACAATAAAAGTTTTATCAAACCAATCAAATCTTCCCAATACATTTTCATCTACAAACTCCATGATGGAGAACAATTCTTCTGGTTTATTTTCAATCGGTTGACCAGTAAGAGCAAAACGATATTGACATTTTTTACCAAGTTTTTTAAGTAATCTTGTGCGTTTAGCACGTGGTGATTTAATCATTGTGGCTTCGTCTATCACCATTGCTTCAAACCTTAAAGAGTTAAACATATGTTGGTCATTTAACAATGTTTCAGGATTTACAATGACATACTTTGCTCGTATTGCAGAACGCCATAATGTTTCTCGTATTTTGGCATTACCATCAATAACTACTGCTCGTGAATTTGTAAATTTAGTAATTTCTCTAAGCCATTGATATTTTAAAGATGCTGGAACAATGATGATTGCTCTTGTGATTTCTTGTTGTTCAAATAATGTCTCAAGAGAGTTAATAGTAATTACTGTTTTACCGCCACCCATTACTACGGCTAATAGCATCTTTCCTCTATCAACCATTTTTTCACGGGCTTCTTCTTGAAATGGGTATAAAGTTCCTTTAAACATTTACCCACCAAGGAAGAACGGTTGCTTTAGTTATGGCGATGCCAATTTCTTCGTCTGACATTTCACCCAAATCTTTTGCTTTAGTATGTTCGTAGTAAAGCCACTTAACGCCTTCACGAAAAATAGGAAGATGCTTAAACAATTTTTTACCTACTGTCATTCCAGCCTCGTCATTGTCCAACGCTACAATTAGATAATCGCAAACATTACTTAATAGTTCTATTTGTTTTTTACTTACTTGTACTCCAAAACTGGCTAAACATTGTACTCCTGAATACGCTGAAGCAACTCTAACCACGTCTAGTGGTGACTCTACTAAAATTGCTGTTCGTATGTTAAAACGGTCAATACCAAACAAAGTTTCTGATTTGGAAACTCCTGTAGGTTGATTTAAAACACCTCTTGGCGACTTCTCTTGCCACCCCATCAAATCTCCTGATGCAGAAATAATTGGGATAATCCACGCTTGTTTTGACGTATCCCATCGGATACCAAACCTTTCGGCAACTACCGCTTTGATATTACGTTCTAACAATTTCTCGTAAGGAGGATTGTCAAAAGACATGTACATCTCCCAATCCACATCCGATTTAACTTTTTCTAACTTAGGACGTGTTAACTGCTCCATTCCAGAGTTCATCAACAAGTTATAGATTGTGGATACTGATTCGTAACTTCCAGTAATCTCGGCAATTAACTGTGGTAAGTTTCCACGAGACCCACATGAATGACAAATCCACAATCCTGTAGAGGCATTCATTGACCATGACGGAGACCTGTCTGCCTTGCCAGTTCGTTTTGCGTGTACTGGACAACAGCCAATAATTTCATTGTTAGACTCACGACGAACATCAACGCCTATCGCGTCAAGGACGTCACGAAAGTTAGTAATACCAGTTGTCATTGTTATCGTTAGTGTCATCTTCTACCTCTGAGAAGTCCATGTTGTTCCAATCCCAATTAATTCTGACTTCTCCCTTTGGTGCTGTACGTGCAAGCACTACTCTCAAGATTGCTTGATTTTCAATGTCAGGGTCAGACTCTACGCCAACTACTAGGTCTGAGTCTTGTGCAAAAGATGAGGTATACCCAATGGCTTCAGCAGTGATTTGCCTGCTCTTACGGTTTCCAATCTTCCAACTCAATACCTGAGTTGTACCGACAATAGGAATATCAAATCGTTGAGCCAAGCGCTTTAACGACCTAGTGATATTAGTAAGTGCTTGTGGAGAACCTTTTGGCTCACCTTGTTCGTCATCCATCAAATATACACCGTCAACTACTAACAAATCAGGTTTGTGTTGTTGTACTTTTCCTGCAATCGCGCTAACGGTAGTTAGAGACGAAATGTCTTCCGACAAAATAAATGGGTGCATATTCTTTCGCATGGATACTGCTTTTCTAATGCGTTCAATTTCAGCATTAGTCAAGTCTCCTCGCATTATTTTTGTGTGTGAAATTCCAGCAACAAGAGCGTCGTATCGTGCTGACTGTTCTTCTGCGCTCATTTCAAATGAGATGTATAGAGGAACTTTACCGTGAGTGTGTACGGCGTTTGCCATAATCAAGGTAATTAAAGACTTACCCTTCTTTGCCTCACCAACAAAAGTAATCAACTGTTGTGGTCGTAATCCAGATGTAATCCTGTCCAATCCACCAAAACCAGTTGGTATTCCGCGAATGGCATTAGGCGTATCTTTCATCAATTGGTAACGTTGTACTCGTT